GCCCCCAGCCATTCGTCCGGGACATCTCGGGGGCCGAGCCAGATGTGGTGCAGGACCTTCGGAACGCTCACGGTGCCCACTCGTAGAGGTAGTTCGCAGCCCGGATGGCAGACGCCACGGCTTCGTGCTTCGGCAGTTTCAGCGGAGGGAGAGTCATAGGAGCCGGACTTCCTTCCCTTCGTCCAGGAGGGCGATGACCGCGCCCAGGTCAGCCGGAGACAGCCGCCGCGCACCGTCTGACCGGTAGGCCCATCCCTCGGGCATAGCGGCCCGTGGTGACAGAGCCAGGGAGCGCAGGGCCCATCCGGGACCGGCAGGCCTGACGTAGGGCCCCTCCTCAGGGGCGACAAGGTACTCGTGCATCCGCTCCCCGCCCCTGGACCCGATGGACTGCTGCTGGACCCCAGGGGCCACGGCCTCGGCAAGGTCGGCCATCGTGGAGGCCGGAGCGGCAGGGATGAGGACTTCCCCAGGTTCCAACTCGAGACTGCCGAACACCAGACCAACGGCGTCGTCCAGGGTCAGCCAGTAGCGGGTCATCTCGGGGAAGGTCACGGTGATGGGGCCCCCGGCTTCGGCCTGCTTGCGCCACAGGGGGATGACGGAGCCGTTGGAGGCGAGGACGTTCCCATACCGGACGAGGTGGAAGTCGGTGCCCCGGCCCTCCATGGCGAAGGCCTGCCACAGGCGCTCCATGAGGGCCTTGCTCTGACCATAGGCGGATACCGGCGTGGTCGCCTTATCGGTGGAGATGCCGACGACCTCCGGTACGTGGGCCTCCAGGGCTGCCAGGGCCACGTTGAGTGACCCGTATACGTTCGTCTCGACCAGTTCCTTCGTCTGCCTCTCGGCCTCCGGCACACGCTTGAGGGCAGCCGCGTGGATGACCAGGGACGCCCCCCGGAAGGTGTGGGCTAAGTAGGCCCGGTCCCGGATGTCTCCGATGACGTACCGGTGCCAGGGCCACCGCTCGCGCATACGGGCCTGCTTGGCTTCGTCCCGGCTGTAGACCACGAACTCGGTGTCCCACCGCTCGCGCTCGGCGGTGGCGATGATGTGGGTGCCCAGGGAACCGGTGCCCCCGGTGATAACGACCCTCCCCGCGCTCATCACGAAGCGACGGCCTCGGTAGCGACCGGACCGATGGTGTACCCCCCTGCCGGCACAGCGGAGGTCAGCCGCGTCGTGTTGGGGACCGAGGGCCGGAGGAGGGACTTCCAGGCGTTGTAACGGAGGTCCTTCTGTGCGCCGAAGTCGGTCTGCGCCGAGAAGCCCCCGGCACTCTCGGCCGCGTAGGCGCTGGCGTTGACCTGGAGCCGGACCAGGAGGAGGACGGCCCGCTTGACTTCATCCTCGTCGTCTGGGGTGTAGGTGACCTCTACCTGTCCGGTCCAGGCGTCGGAGGAGGAGGGGACCACATCACTCCAGCCTCGGAGGGAGGCGCTGGAGTAGGCCCCGTCATCGTCCTCGATGCTGACGGCTGAGGTGTGGCGGGTCAGGCGCAGGACCTCATCGCCGTCCTCGGGGACGAAGAACTGAGTCCGCTCGCCGGTCAGGGGCCCGACCTTGCGGGTGAGCCATGACTCCTCGCGGTCGATGACGTCCTGTAGGTCAGCGTCGGAGAGCGAGGTCGTGATGAGGGCGCGGGCCTCATCTACGGACAAGACGGACATGCGTTCCTCCCGGTATGAAGTGGGGGCCCGCTAAGGGGCCCCCAGGTGTCCCGCTCTTACGAGCCGGGGTCCTCAGTCAGGACCGCGAACGGGAAGCGGCTGGAGGCCGTCTCCTGGACTCGGTTGACAGGGTTGGCGACCGCGAACGCGACACGCATGGTGGCGCGGAGCGCGATGGCGTCCTGCTGCATGAGGTTCAGTTGCACGTCACCGGAGCCGTCTGAGATGACGCCCTCGGTGAAGATGCGGTAGTTGATGTCCTGGCGGACACCAAGGATGGCGGCGTTGCGGTCGCCCACAATCATCGCGTAGGTGTCATCCCAGGCACCGTTGCTCACGTACCGGAGGTCGTTGCCGTAGATGGCGTCGATGCCGTCGGTCGTGAGGGCCTGGGCGAAGATGGGCTTGTCATCGGTAGCGCGGAGGCTGCGAAGCCGACCACGGATGTTGCGCCGCGCATAGGCGACGTTCACATCGAAGCCGTCGTCCTCCACCTTCTGCATGGCGTTGCTGATGTCAACGTCCAGAAGGTCCCCGGACACGGTGCCGATGATGTACTCGTTGTCTGCGCTGATAGCGTCGGTAACGATGTCATCCGGCCACGCGGTCGGAGCGTTGGTGCCGAACAGCGTGGCGGCGTCAATCTTCTGACCGAACGCCTCCGCGATACGCGGCGTAATCTCGGCCCACAGGTCGATGGTGCTGTCCGCGACCACGGCCTCCGGGATAGGGATGATGACCGCCAACTCGCGGGCATACAGGGTGACGTTCTCCCAGTTCTGCTCGCTCGTCTGCTTGAGGCCGGTGTCGCTCTCCCCGACCCAGTAGGCGGAAGGGAGGACGGACAGAACCGGCACCTCGGTCTGGGCGCGTGGCATCGTCACGCGGCGGAAGGTCCCCAGGGCCACGCTGGAGTACGTCATGGAGTCGATGACCCCAGACGCATACTCGACCGGGATGAGCCCGGCTGCGTCGGTCCTGCTGACCAGGGAGTCGTAGGTCGCCATGGGGCGAACCTCCTCTCAGGGCTTAGCCGCTCACGCCTGCGGCGCGTCGGATGATGTCGTTCATGTCGTTGCCCTTGGCGGCTGAGGCCCCTCGCTTCCCGCCCCCGAAGTCGGGCGCGGAGATGAGGTAGTCGTTGTCCTTGGCGATGGCTTCCAGGAGAGCGCCGACGTTGGACGGTTCCCCATCCTTGTCCCGCTCGACCTTTGACTGGTCCAGGAGCCGGTAGGCGATGTCCGGGTTACGGAAGCCCAGGCGGGTCGCTTCGGTGACCGATGCTAGACGCAGGGACTGCTCCTGCGTCTTTCGCTCACGCTCCGCTAGCGTGGACTCCAGGCCTGACAGTTTCGCCGTCAACTTCTCGACCTCGGACTTCTCGCCCTCGGACTTCTGAGCCTCGGCTTCCTCGCGCTTGCGCTTCTCCTCGCGGTAGGAGTGGTTGTCCTTCTCCAGCGCGGCGATGCGCGAACGCAGGGCCTCTACGGTGTCCTCGCCTCCCTGGGTCGCGCCCTGCGCGGTTCCCTGGTCGTCAGAGGTGGCCCCCTGGGCCTGCTCCGTGGCCGCTCCCTGAGCGGTCGCGTCGCCCGTTTCGCTCGTCATGTTGTCCTATCCCTCCGGTGGTGTCAACGGCTCGTCCTGCCCGTCCTGGGCTGGTGCCGGTTCTGTCTGGGGGGTCGGGGGTTCCTCGGGCTCGTCCACCTCGGGATAGCCCAGGGACACCCGGCCCTCGTTGCGGTCGATGAGCCCCGCGTCGAACGCCTTGACGGTCGCATCGGTACGGGCTGCATCGTTCCTCGTCTCGGGGTCGCGCCAGTTGGTCACCGCCTCCTGGTCGCGCGCCCTGGTATCGCCCGACGCGATGAGCGCAAGTCGCATGACCTGTTCCCATCCCTCCCCGAAGTGGATGAGTTGCGTGCGGACCTTGGAGATGAGTCCGGCCTCGCTCGACTTGAGCGACTCGCCGGATGGCGGCACAGCCTGGGGCTGCCCCAGGAGGTAGTGATACGGCATCCGTGAGATAGACGCCATGGCCCCGACCTCGGACTCAATCATCGCCTGATATGGCCCCAGGTCGGTCTGTGAGAACTCCCCGAACTTCGTCTCCGTGGGGCTGGGGTCCTCGGGGTCAGGGGGCGGCACGACCCACAACCGGTCAACCGCCGACTTGAACGGCTCGATAGGGTGCCCCGTCTCGGGGTCCTCGGGGATGTCGAGCCCGGTCGCCCACCGCTGCCGGAACGCTCCGAACTCGGCGGCGATGAGGGCGTCGGCCCTGTACTTGTTGATGGCGTCCTGGTTGGACATCACCGGGCCCACCTCGGACTTCCCCTGGCCGTTGAGCCGGGGCCGGTTCACGAGAGGGATGAGGGGGACCTCGCCCAGGTCGTTCCGCTGGGGGAAGGGAAGCCCAGGCAGCGGTGCCAGGGTCATGCCCTCCTGTACCTGGGTCCTGGACCATCGCTGCGTCGAGCGGAGCGCATACACGGCGTCCGGGAGGTATAGGAACACGACGAGGTGGCCCTCCAGGTCCACGTACCGCTTGAGGCCTGCCAGTTGGCGCGACGAGTCCTGGGGGTCCGGGAACGTGATGGTGTCGTAAGCGTCCTCGACGGTGATGAGAGGGGCCTGCCCCAGGGGCCGGGGATTGACGAGGACATAGGCGATGGACTTGACCAGGGCCTCCGTATGGGCCATCTGTGAGCGGCTGTCCATCTTCGCCTTCTGCCAGAGGCTCCAGGCCCGAGCGTTCCGACGCTTGGAACCGAAGTCGAAGTTCGTGACCTCCATGCGCTCCCTGGTGCCGTCCACGACGAGCGAGCAGAAGTTGGAGGTGAACGCCCGGAACCGGCCCCCGAACGCCTCCCGGAACTTCTCGGAGGCGAAGGCGAGCGGCTGGTTCCCCTCGTAGTAGTCATCCCAGGTACGGAGGATGAGGGAGCGGGTGTCTAGGTCCTGGAGGAGGCGACGGAGCCACCACGCAGCCGTCCCCGTCTCGGCCTTCTCCATGAACGCGGAGTTGTAGACCGGAGGGGCCACGTACTGGTACGACCCCTGGGGGAGGGAGGAGTCTAGGGGCCCGACCTGGACCGTGGACTCGACCCGGCCCGATAGGACATCCTGCATCGTCATCTCAGAAGCCTCGTGGTGTTCGTCCCTTGCGGACGTATGGCTTGGGCGGGTCAACGTTGGCGACCTGGACGGCCATGACCAGAGCGATAGCGGAGGTGTTGAGCCGCGTCTTTCCCTTGACGACCATCATGCCTCGTTCCGTCAGTCGGGCCTCCGAGTCATCGACATGCTTGGCGAGGAGGGCATCCCCGTCATGCACCAGTCTGCCAGAGGTCACCAAGTCGTACGTCATCGTGGACGCAGGGCCCATCGTACTCGCCGTCTGCCCCATCGTCACCATGTTCAGCCCCTCGGACTCCAGGACCTCGGCTGACTCCCGGAAGTTGTAGGGGTCGAACGCGAACGCAGGGCCGGGGAGGAGGCGCTTCGTCTTTGGGTCCCGGACCATCGCAGCCGGGAACCGACCGTAGAGGTATCGGGCCTCTTCCAGCATCTCCGGGATGGCGATGCGGTCGCCCATGTGAGGCCGGAAGTGCCGGACCCGGACGACCATGCCATCGTCTCGCCGCTGTGCAACGACGAAGGCGGCCAGTTGAGATGCCGGGGCCTTCTCGATACCGACCCCGACCGGTAGGGCCTCATCGAGCCCGTGGTACGGGTCGCGCTCGTCCTCCTCATCGCGCCCGCACGCTGCCCAGGTCCCGTCCGGCAGCCATGTCTCCTGTGACCCACGAATCTGGTTCAGGTGATAGATGCGCCATTCCAGCAGCCGTCCCTTCTGCTTCAGTTTCCCGAACTCGCGTCGGAGGACATCCTCGGTCAGCCAGGAGGCCGGGTTGACGCCGAGCCACACCTTCGGGTCCTCGATGTCCGCGTTGTCTGGGGCCCCGTACCAGTAGACCAGGATGCCGTTGTCCCGGTCCCGGTATCGGGTCAGGTAGGGGTCGCTCCGGTCCAGTTCCCCGGTCCCGGAGGACATCTGCCCGTAGAGGTCCCGGAGGAGGTTGTCCTCGTCCAGGCCTGCCGTGGTAATCCACACGGTCAGCGGCTCCTCTCGGGCCCCGGTGCCGGTCGTGAGGGCCGTGAACAGGTCCGCGTTCTTGTGGGCGTGAACCTCGTCGATGATGGACAGCGAGGGGTTCAGCCCGTGCTGGAGGCCTCCATCGCTGGAGAGGGCCCGCATGATGCCCCCGTTCCGTACCCCCTCCACCGTGTACGTGAGGACTTTGACCAGGGGCCCCAGGGCCGGGGAGCGCCGCGCCATTCGGAGGGACTGCGACATGACGATACCGGCCTGCTGCTGTGCGCCGGCACCGACGTAGACCTCGGGCTCGTTCTCCTCGGTCCCGACCAGACCGTACAGGCCCATGGCCGCTGCCATCGTGGACTTCCCGTTCTTGCGGGGGAGGCCTAGCCCGACCTCCTGATAGATGCGCCGACCATCGGGCCCGACCTCCAGGGCCTCGTCCCAGAAGTCACGCTGCCATCCCTCCAGGGCCACCGGTTGACCGGCCCAGCGACCCTTCGTGTGCCGCAACTTGTTGGCAGCCCACCACTCAAAGTCCTCGCCCCATCCGGGTCGCCGCTCATCCGCCGACGACACGGAGCCCAGGCCTCCCGGCCTCGGAGAGGGAACCATCGTGGGAGGGGTCCAGGGAGAGGTTCGCCCGAGCGGATGGGGTCAAGCCCAACTCTCGGGCCCACTCCTTGATAGCGTTCCGCTCCTCACGCATCAGCCGGTTGAGAGGGGAGGCGATGATGTCGCCGTTCCGGGCCCCTCGGACCAGGGCCCCCGTCGCGGTCAGGTCTGCCGCGTACTGGTTGTACCGGTCCACGGCCTCGACGTAGCACCGGAGGGCGTCCCGGTCGGCGTGGAGGATGACCCCCTCGGGCATCTCCTGGAGGACGTGACGCCATACCGCCTTCGCCCCAGGGGTCAGCCCCTTCGGCATGGTTGGAGGGCGTGACCTGGGGAGCGGTTCCCCGTGGTTGAGTCGGCTGGTCCGCGTCTCCCCCTGGCGCAGCTTCTGCGCGACCGGGGCCGGGGCCGGACCCCTACGGCCCATCTTTGCGGACCTCCGGGGCGAGTATCTTCGGCACGGCGTAGCGCCAGTCGATGTGGTGATGGATGCGCCGGTACTGCCGACCGATAGACCGGATGGACACGAACGACGGTCACGCCATGACCGTGTAGAACGACTTGACGTAGGTGCCGGAGTCCAGGTAGGCCTCGCTCATGCCTCCCTCGGTCTGCTGGGTCGGGAGTTGCGTGATGATGACTTGGCTGACGGTCATGAACAGGTCGCCCCTGGACCCCAGGAGGCAGTAGGCGGTCACGTCCTCGTTCATCCGGCCCTGGAAGCCGATAGGGCGGTCCGTCCGGCAGACGTAGGAGTTCATCGCCTTCCGCTTCCAGCCCAGGCGCGAGAGGTGGCTGGCCGTTCCTCCAATCATCTCGCCGCCCTGACCCATCGCCACGGTCAGGGCCCCGGTGTCCTCTAGCAGTTGGATGAGGGCCCCGAACACCCCGTTCATGTCCTGGACGTTGCGGGCCCGGTACTTCCGCAACTCCCAGTCCTCCTTCTGCCCTGACGGGTCCGTCTCCCGGAACCGGTGGAGGAGGGAGGGGTAGTCGTCGTCCAACTGGACGAAGTAATCGAGCCCCAGGTCCCGCGCCGCGTCGAACACCGCGTGGCGGGCGTAGAGGATGGCCCTCCGGTCGGGGGACTGGTCCATGGTGTCCAGGCGCTCCGCGACCTTCGCCTTGTCGAACACGATGCACGCCTCATCTCCGAAGCGGGCCCGGTACTGGTCCACCGTCTCGTCCTCATCGTCCAGGAGGAGGTAGAGCCGACCGGTGTACCCGTGACGCTTGAGCGTCTTGACGGTCACCACGCTGTCAGGGCGACCGTGGGTCAGGATGAA